ATATGTGCCTCTCCTAATTTGTATTAATGTATCACGGGGCATAATTTAAACTCCTTATGGCGTTCCGCAGTCGAACTCGTTAGGTATTTTTGAATCGATAAAATCAGATAATCCATCTATCCTGCTATAATGTATATTGCCCAAGAATTGAGTATCATTTATAACATCTAGTTGATATGTTTGGTAAACTTCTACTTCTATAATATTACTGGATGTGGATGTGTTTGTTGTTTGTATATCTACAATATTTTTAGTATAATTAATATCATCGCTATAATTATTATTGATAATTTCAAGCGTTTTTTCATTAGTTTGTACATCTTGTATCTCTTGGACAATTTCATCCAAGAAGCTAGTTTCAATACTAATAATATTTGTTAATTCTGGTATAACTTCTACGCTAAATGACATTATTAATCACAGTCTAGTAAGTCTGTTCCCTTGCTATATCTCTTAACTAAAGAAATATTACCATATAATATTCTAAAGGTTTCAGCACCGCCACCAGTATATAGCTCAGAAGATTTGTTTTGCAGTTCAAGATCATATTTGGCAGATGTAAAGTTGAATGAATTGGTTGTGGACGCTGGTAATAGTAATGTTAATTTGCCGTCTGTAGTGGGCGACTCTATGTAAAATTTATAAAGTGAAAAATCACTATTTTCTGTAGTAAAAACCTGACTTTTGTTAGTGTTGGTTTTCCAGGTTATTCTTGCGCAATAGTTAGCTAGGTCTATGGGATTAGCATCTGAATCCTTATAAATCAACGACATCCTGAAAGAAGAACCTTGCTCTATTTGAAAATCGTATTTGCTTGCTGACATTATTTCCCCTCAATAGGTAGTATAATTAGTAATACACCTTGCATATAAAAAAAGGGCTGGTTTAAGGCCAGCCCTTTGTAAAACCACGGTATGTGCTAGACTTAGAGGGATCCGAGGATAACTCTACGATTGTCTAGAACAGCAAAGCCTTGCTCTGCCCATCCGTAGAAACCAGCTCTCTTTTGACGATGTAGGGTATCGTCTTCGAAGATTTGAACACCTTCACGAACTGGCATGATGAAACTGTCGCGTCTGCGTAGATCAAGACCCACAACAAGCTCTGTGTCAAGATCTAGGCTGCCACCAAGAACATCTGAATAGAACAGTTGGTATTCTTGGCCTTCTCCGAGTTCATCTAGATCGTGAAGATTAACACCAAAGACGCGATTAACAGCTCCTGAGTTGTCATCAGCGACATAGATTTCACGACGAGTAACTTCATCAACCTGATCAATACCCCAGTTGCGAAGGTCTTCCATCGCTTCTGGTGAAACGTATAGATCAGTTAGCATGCCTCTGTTGTTAGAAGCACTATTGCCACCACCGTTACGACGCATAACGGTCTTCATGAGGCTAACGAGACGCTTGGTGAATTGACCAGCAGCAGCATCACTGTCATAAACAACGATGTTACGATCAACACCAGCGGCAAGTAGGGTGTGCCAACCGTCATCATTCATCTTCTTGACGAATGAACCCTCTAGCACCTCCATTGCACGACCAACAACATCCCAGCGAGCATCACGAGCATACTTGAGTAAGTAGTCGATGCTAGCGCCAATGTCATAGGTTGGAACCATGACATAATCACCTTCGACATGACGCTCTGGAACATATCCATGATTAGGAATGGTATATGCAACGAAATCCTTTTCAGTGCCAGGAGCTAGAAAATCCAATGGAAATTCTGGAGTAGCGCCTTGGCTTAACTGAATTGGTTCAAAGATACCGTCAAGGATGTTTCCGCTTAGGATGCCCTGACGTAAAGGAAGTTCTAGAGCTTTAGCAAATTCAGCATTTGCAGCTAAAGAAGTTTCCTTGTGTTGTGAGCCTGATCTTACCAAAAGATCGGTAAGTTCTGGTGTGGCTTGAAAAGCTTTAGTTTGAACTGATGACATAATTTTATTCTCCCTTATTTTTATAAAACTCAAGTAATGTTGATAGATACTTTGGCATAACCGTCAGCATCAACGCCACTAAGGAATTGACCGACCTTTGGACAACCTGTGCATTGGTCGTCACTGACATAACCAGCATCAGCTAGGTAAGCTGGTGCGCCAGCAGCAACATTACCTGAATCATTAACAAGATTGGTTGTGACTTGCCCGATTCTTAAAAGAGTAACCTTGCTATCAATTTGCACTTCATCTTTGTGCCAATTGATGTGCTGTTTAGTAAGGTCGTAATTTACAACGTCATTTAGTAGCAAGCCTACTGGAAGAGTGGTTGCATCAGCAGTAGCAGCATAGGCCACAACAGCATTACCATCGTCCATTGATACGCCTGAGCCACTAGTAGTAACTACAGCGACACCGCCACGTTCTGCTGTGGTCGCCATGAAAAAAGAAACATCTGTTTGAGTTTCAATACGATCTGGTTTTAGAGCCATGTTTATATCTCCCTAATTATAAAAATTATTTGGTTTGAAGTCTAGACTTTACAAAATCAACTAAAGCTGCACGAGTGCTTTCTACAGCTGAAGCTTCTGATTCTTCGCTAACGGAAAGATTGACTTCTGGTTCAACCTCAACGTTGTCAAGATCTGAAGATTCTGCGACAGATTCTTCGGCTTCTGTTTCTTCAACTTCAGCCTCTTCGTGAACTTCATTTTCGGAAGCTTCTTCTTTATTCATTTCTTCTTCCTTTTTAGCCTTTTTCATAACGGCTTCACTAAGGAAAGAAGTCATGCTGTCAAAAGATTCATCATCAAGCTGCTCAAACTTTGAAGCTGCAGCTTCAGCTGCTTCATCATCTAGACCAGCTTCAACGAGAGAAGCTCTTCTTTTTAGAGCTTTTTCTTTCTTGGCCATATCTTCTTCTTTTGCTTTATAGCCAGCAAGAGCCTCGTTGGTAGCATCAAGTTGTTCTTGAAGAGAAGCTTTTTCTTTGTTCATCTCTTCTTCTTTTTTCTTCATCTCTTCTTCTTTGTCTTTCATAGCAGCTTCTAAAGCAACAAACTTCTCAACTTGCTCATCAAGAGCCTTTTGAGATTCTGCTGCTGAAGTTTCTAATTCAGAAATTTTACTTTCTAGATCAGAAGCTTTTGAAAAGCTAGCTTGGAAAGTCTCGGAAGTCAAGACTTTATTTAGTTTCTGGTTAATTTGTTCGATATTCTCTTCTAAATTCATAATGTTTTTCTCCGACTTAGAAAACGGCTTATTTTCTATTACACCCTTTTTTTCAAAATTCGATGTTTTCTGTAAAAAATTATTCAACATTGTACGACTAAAAATTATACTATCAGAATTTGCTGGTTTGTCAACAAAACCTTTACCACTAAAAGTAATATTTCTTAACACTCTACCAATGGTATATCCTTCGTGTTGACCACTACCACCGTATGCTCTTAAATGTTTAGTTAGATATGCTGTATCTTCTTTTCTTTTAAGTACTTTGAGTTCACCAGCTTCATTGCGTAAACCGTAATCAAAATCATTAAAGAAGCATTCCATACTTACATATTTTTGACCATCTTCGATTTCAGCGATAAGTTTTTCTGCTCGATCCTTGAGTTCTGGATTTGTGAAAGCTCTATAAATTACAGAGCCTGTCAAGATGTGATATTTATCTGGAAGATTTTCTATTGAAGTATCATCAGAAATAATTTCACCTTCTTCGGTGATAGGATAATTTGATGTGATATGGCCAATAATAACACTTTCATCGTGTTCTAGGTTGGTAGGCTTATCTTCTGGAGTCTTTTTAGCCTGCCACACTTCTGCCTTATCAAAAATATCATCATTTTTATTCCATGATGAACTAACTAATATAGATTGCACATAATAAAGATCTTTATCTTCTAGTGCTGCTACACTTTTGATTTTATCAAATTTAAAAGAGTTGGTATCAGAACAAGGTTCAGCCACAGATGCATAAGTGATGCAACCCTGACTGGAAACTAGTGAATCGATACCATCTGCAATTTCTTGTTTGTATATTTTCATATTATTTTACCTACTTGGAATGCAGGATGTTATACACCATAGCATAAAAGGAAGCTTTAGATTGTTTTTGATCATCCAGACTCATTGTGTAAGGTAGATCTTTTTGAATATTTTTTTGCCAATTTTTATAATGAGACATTAGCTCTAAATTAGCCTGAGTATTTATATTATCTAATATTGATTCAATCATGGGTTGGTCAATATTTGCATAAGGTTTGATATTAAAAAGAATTTTGGATTTGACTTCTTCTAATTCTAATGATTGTACATTAGATAAACTTCTTAAATTCTTTCTATCATAAAACTCTAGCATGATAGGGTTGACAATATCAGAAATAATCTCTTGTGCTTTTAATGCCCATATTGATAAACTAGCACCAGTCTGTGGGGCGAACTCTCTATCCTTACGCTTTTCTGTATCATTAGAGTTCATAGGTCTTCCTTCTCCGGGCTGTCCTGGTGTTTTTGCTGGAGTTTGTTTTGGTGGAGTAAATTCTTGCTTTAATTGAAGTAGATTTTTTTGTTTAGGATCTTTATTGTTTAACTCTACTCCAACCTCACTAGGAGTAAGCATACCTAATTGAACACCAAGTTTTTTGAT